GGGGAGGAGTTAACGGAAGATATATTAAAAGCTCTCAAGGTTAGCGATTACAGAAAAATGAACTGATGAAACTTGAGTTGAATAGATATTTAAAGCGTTCTCTGAAAAATTTGTATTGGAGGCAAGGACAAAGGGTATTAGCAGAAGTTCAGAAGCCTGTACTTGATCTTGCCGGGGAGTTAGATGTTGATTCGCTCAAAAGGCGGGTCCCGTTCCTGCTCCGGGGCGAACCGGTTGAGAAATATCAACGAGAGATGTGGGTGAAGGGCGGAAGTCTGTTTGCACTTGATACGGTAAAGCGGATTCATAAGGTTCTACGAAAGCAGGAGGAAGATATTGATTTCTGGGAGGATTATTTTCGCAGGTATGTAAATGAAAGGTCACTACTGAAAACCGGTCAGATAATCACAACCCAGGAGGAGGTTATCAATAACCTGATTGACGGGATACTTGAAGAGGGATTTCAGAACGGGCAGGGCATACCGGAGATTCAACGGGCGATGCGGGGTAAACTGACAGAAGCGCTCACTGACATAAACAAGTACCAGGCTGAAAGGATCGCAAGGACAGAGATCAATGGAGCAGCGAATACCGGATCATTTGAAGGGGCCTGGCAAACGGGAGTTGCACTTGGTAAGGAGTGGATAACATCAGGGTTGAAAGGGATCAGGGAGAGCCACCTGTATTACGAGTCCCTGGGGAATGTGAAAATGGATTATCAATATAACACGGGGTTAAGGTTTCCGGGAGAATCGACAGGCCCGGCAGAGGAAATTATAAATTGTCGGTGCGTTATTGGGTACATAGTTGATGAATAACATATTAAGATGAAAAATATATCAGGGTTCAAGGTAAAGTCAAATTTCGAACTGAAAGATGCAGACGAAAAGACCGGTATTGTGACCGGTTATGCTTCGATCTTTGGTAATGAGGATAGTGACAAAGATATAGTCATGCCCGGAGCATTCTCAAAAACACTTTCAGAACGAGGCCCGGAAAGTACAAAACCCCGCATAAAGCATCTATGGCAGCACGACAGCTGGCAACCTATCGCAATACCGAAAGTTCTGAAAGAGGACGAAAGAGGCCTGTACTTTGAATCTCAGTTTGGAAAGGATCAGTTTTCTCGGGATAAACTGCAACAGCATATAGATGGTATTATAACCGAAATGTCAATAGGTTATAACATTATCAAATCTGAGGAAAATTTTGATCCTGAAGGAAAGTATTTAAATCAGAAGCTTACTGAACTTAAACTCTGGGAATATTCCTCTGTAACCTGGGGAGCCAACAGCCTGACAGAGATAATTTCCGCTAAAGGGGAGAAGTCGGATATACTTTCAAACCTAACAAGGCGACTGGAAGCCCTGAACAAAGGATTAAAAAACGGAAAGTATACAGATGAGAGCTGTGAATTATTTGAAGCGGAAATATGCAAAATAGCAAGTATAATTCAGTCACTCGAATTGAAAGAGCCGGGAGCATATCCCACTCCGGAGACTATTGAGCCGACAAAATATCTGGAATCAATATTATTAACATTAAAAAACTTTTAAAGTGGGAGAAAAAGAAATAAAAGCTTTAACGGATCAGATCAATTCTGAACTTGTCCGTATTAGTGGCTTGTATGCAGAGATGCAGAAAGAGGTTGCTAAGAAAGCGGGCGAGGAAAGAATCACAGACCTGATCAATAAGGCTAATGAGTCGGAAGTGAAAGTAAAAACACTATCCGAACAGTTGGATAAACTTGAGCTTAGTCTCAAGGATCATAAGATAGGCAAGGGGCCGCAGTCGATATTTGGCGACCTGACAAAAGCCTACCAGGAAAACAAAGCACGGATAAAGGCTCCGGGGGGACAGTTTGCATTTGAGATGAAAGGCAATCCCCGGATGCTCCTTAAGGCTTCAACTATTGACGAGGGTACAGAATTATCCGATTCATCCCTTGCCAATGCTGTTGTTGTTCCGATGCGTACCCCGGGTGTTGAAAAACTTCCTGACCGTGCGGTTAAATTCATCGATGTTGTTGGTCGTGGAGATACTAACAGTAACCGGGTTACTTGGGTTGAACGTTCGGCACGTACTGACGGAACCGCAGCCGTAACTAATGATTACAGCCAGTACGGCCAGAGTGACTTTACATGGATACAGAAAGCTGCTGAAGTTGAGAAGATCGGAACATTTATCAAGGTCACAAATGAGGCCCTGGAAGACTGGGACGAATGTCTGACTCAGATCAGAACTGAACTGTTCCCGATGGTTGAACGTGCACTCGAAAGTGAACTGTATTCCGGTAACGGAACAGCCCCGCACCTGGACGGGATTATAACATCAGCTCAGGCTTATGCTGCAACCGGACTAAATTCAAAGGTGGCTTATCCTAATACCTTTGATGCTATCCGTGCTGCTGCTTACCAGTGTGCTTATTACGAGTATGTACCGAATTTCGCATTCCTGAACCCGGCTGACTTCGCAGAAATGGAAATGAGTAAGAACTCCAATGGTTCTTATGTCATCCCTCCGTTTGCTGCTGCTAATGGCATGACAGTTTCCGGTCTGAGGGTTGTTCAGAGTTCCCTCGTTACAGCTGGACAGTTGCTCGTTGGGGACTTCTCAAAGATCACCCTGTATATGAGGCGTAACATCGAGGTCAAGATATGGGATCAGGACTCAACTGACCCGGAACATGACCTCAAGACTATTACCGCTTCTTGCCGTGCAGCCGTGAAATATCCGGCTCCTCATGCTTACGCATTCGTTTACGATGCTATCAGCGATATTACAGCAGCTATTGAAAAAGCAGTAGGTTAAAGAAAGGAGGTACGAAATGAAAAAGACATTATTTGCAATTTTAGGATCATTGGCAGTTATAGTAACTGTCCTTGTTCTGACCTCTGCTTCCGGCACTACGGCAAAAGGGCCCGTAACTTTAGGGGTGAACAATTCGGTCTATACCTTTACGCCCGGCGCCTCTGAATATCTTGGAGGTAAAAAAGGTAAAGATACCCTGACATTTGAAATCGTATCAAATAAGGTCGGGCCGGTGACAGCTGTATGTTTTGTCGACGTATCAAGTCGTGGAGGAACAACGGATACTTACAGTTATAACCTTGCAGGTAAACATTTTCTGAATGATAGTTATACAACCATAAATAATCAGGCGGCTAAATACGCTGATTTAGTGGTTGCTGATACCTTAAATGCCTCTGAGAGAGATAATAATAAGTATTACAGGTATTTCCGCATGACGCTGGCAACAGATAACAATTGTGCTACAACCGATAGCATTGTTTTCTCTGCTATCAGTTTCAAGGTAATGGAATGGTGAGTAAACTAAGGGGGAGGGGTAACTCTCCCCTCTTTTAAAAAAGAAAAGATGTTAAAAAGAATAAGGTTTATAAAAGACGAACACTATCCAAACGGACGGGTAGATAAAAAGGGAACTGAAAGGTATGTTACCAGTCGGACGGCTCAGTTACTTATTGAATCCGGTCACGCTGAATTGATCGGACAGGAAACTGAGATCATTGAGCCGGAGCCGGAAAAGAAACAGGAAAAGGCACAGATAATAACCAAAGAGGAAAAGATTACCCGTAAACGCAGGACAAAAAAGGTTAAGTAATGGAACTTGTCGTATTATCAAAAGACATTGAGGAGCCGGTAACTGTTGACGACGTTAAAGCGTTCATGGGTTATCCTTCATCGGATCAGGATGCGATAATCTTCCGTATGATCCAGACGGCCCGGCAATGGCTCGAAAACAGATGTAGCCTGTCAGTTGTCAACAAACAGTATAAAGCATATTTCGAAAAAGAGGATGCTGTTGACGGCTTTTACGAGTTACCTATCGTACCCGTACAGCCAATCCCTGCAATAACTGTTTCCGTTTGCGGCACTTCGACAACATTTGAACAATACGGTTTGAAACGGGTACGGATTGCACCTAATAAGTTAATTGGCACCATTGCAATAGGAGCAACAGCAGAGATTTATTATGTTGAGGTGATCTTTAATGCCGGGGAAAAGAACCTGACAGCAAATGAGATCATTAAACGGATAGTCTCGACAATGTTCAATCAGCGAGAGGATGGCGCCGGGGAAGGGGTACATGAAGGGCGAATACCTTATGACACATTAAGACTTATTGAAACAATTGACCAGAATACAGGATTTTGAAAACAGGACGGTTAAATACAAGTATTTCTATTTATGAGCTGACTTCGACGACGGACTTTTCCGGTGATGTGTCTGAAGTCTGGACGCTGGCAGGGACAGTTAGGGCAGAAGTCACACAACTTGACGGATCACGCTTTTTAAATGTTACAGAACTGGTTGATAGGGTCATTTATAAGATCGTAACCTGGAATAACAATTATGCAAATAATTTACGGGTTGTTTACGGATCACTGACACTTTATCCGATGCGGCCACCAACAATTAATACAGATCGATCAGGACGGGAAGTAATAACCATTTACGGAGTTACAAAGCAATGATAAAAAGCATTCAGGTAGAGGGTATAGAGGAGTTAAGAGCAGACTTTCGAAGGTTCGGAAAGGAATCTGATAAAGCTATTAAACGTGCTGTTGATCAGACTGCGCAGGCTATCGAAACAGATGCAAAGCATAAACTAATAAATGACAGCCATATAATAACCGGTCGTCTGGCTGCTAGCATACACGGAGAATACAAAGACGGGCAACGATATAATTACAAAGACAATAAAGGAAACTCTTATGATGGGTCACTGAATGAAAAGATCGGCAATCTGGAAGCGATTGCGGGAACAAATGTTCATTATGCCCCATACATAGAGTTTGGAACAAAATATATAACCGGGGATAGTTACCTCGGCCATGCAGCATTGAAACAGGAAAAGAAATTTAAAGACAGGGTTGAAAAGGAACTTAATAAACTGATAACTGAGGCAAGTAAATGAGTACGGCATCCGTAGATATAAGTTATGATCTGATAGACGGCATCTATGATGTACTTTACGGCAACGTAATCTACGAATTGGAAACAATTCCGGTTTATAAGTCAGTTCCCAAAACACCTGCATCGGTTTATGTATTGATTGGTGAGGTACTGGGAAGTGAGGACGGGACAAAAGACGGGTTTCTGTATTTCGGGACAGTTCAGGTTATTGTTGTCGACGAATCGGCTCACTGTGCAGACCGCAAACAATCCCAGGGCATCCTTGGAGTAGTCCGGGGACTATTAAAGGCAACCAAACCGGTTACATTCACCTGCGGGAGCCGGACACTGGTGGTATTCTCGCATGAATCCCTGGTGCCGGTCACTGAATATGCGGATAACTCTGTTATAAGAAACAGATTGATAGATATATATAATTACGTTCTCGAATAACTTTAATTTAAAATAAGATGGCAAAGATTAATGGTACGCTGATGTGCATAATAAGTGGTAGTGATAAGCTCCTGCATATAGATAATTGCACACTTAATGTAAATGTCAATCTCCCTGATGCCTCAACAAAGGAATCATCCGGATGGGCTGAACACATCAATGGACAGAGGGATTGGGAAATAACTTTTGACGGCAAATATGATGAAACCGGTACGGGGATCACGCCTGACGAGATTCTCGCTGCAATCATTGCACGTTCGGCAGATACGGCTATGAAGTTTACTACCGACGGGGCCACAGGTGCTGCAGGTTGGACAGGTAATGGGACCTACCGGAACTTATCACTTGCCGCGAATATGGAAACTCCGGCTACGTTCTCAGGGTCGATCAAGGGTAATGGGGCACTGGCTGCAATAGCTTAGTTATGGCAAAGATTAATGGAACATCGGTTTTGCTGTATGCTGACGGGACAGTTATTGCCTTGCAGAAGGGATTAAACATATCTGCCGATGTTGACCTGCCGGATGCAAGCAATAAAGAGTCTGCAGGGTGGGCAGAGCATATACAGGGGATGCGAAATGCAACTTTATCCTTTGATGCTCTTTATTCCACAACCGGGAAATCAGCAGCAGCCCTATTGGCTTATATAACAGGCCGGTCAAATATCCTCATAGCAATTGTCGGGGGGTTCAGCTATCCGATTCTCGGGGAGGTTAAAATGAACTCACTGAGCCTGACAGGAAATAAGGAGGAACCGGCTGCACTAGCCGGGAGCCTGAAAATTAATGGAAACTTGTATCTGCTGAAAGGCAACTCGGCCAGCCTTGTTACTAATCCCGAAGGCACTGGAACTGATTATGATACATTCCAGCGGGTAGGTATTACGATTCTTTCTGCTGTTAATTCCGCAGGTAATGCTTATGCTAGTAGTAATACATTTTCTGTCACTTTAGGCGATGTTGTAAAGGTTGCGATATTTTTGACAGTTACTTCCGGACAAGTGCCAACAGTAGAGGTTTGTGAAAGTGGAGGGACTGCTATCAGTAATGTCGCTACACTTGTTGCGGGACTGAATATTGTCAGTCTTACAATTACAAAGACAGCAACGGGGCATATTACCTTCCGGAATACAGCTGCGGCTAACTGGGCATCATCAAGTGTTTATGCATTCAAGGTTTAGTTATGAAATTAGCTTTCAAAAATAAATGGTCATTTGGTTATAGGGAGAAAGATATTCCTATCCTGATCAATATGGGGACATTGGAGGCGGTTTGTAATATGATCGGTGTTGAGTTTCATGGCCTGACTGACAGTATGAAAGATAAAAGCACTGATTTTTTTATTGCGCTTTTATACCAGGG